GTCGTTATCACCGACAGTTGCTTGGCTTGCTAGAACTTTCCCAAACGCGATAACCGCGTCGTCAGCAACAGCGTAGGCGTCTTGGACCAGCTTGTATCGCCCCGTGGTGTCAAGCACCGTGGTTGTTGTCAGAAGCACATACCCCACCGCCGCAACGGGCAGTTCGTAGGTCGTCGTGCCTTTCGCGACAACAAGCGATACGCTGATGGCCATTAGAAGTCCTCGCGGATTTTGAACTTGATAACGTCGTACAGCGTCTGGATTTGGCCATCGCCGAATGTGATCTCGATCTCACCCTCAAAGTCGCCAGCGGTGTCAAGCATCTCGGGGGCGGAGGCAGGGTAAAACGCGACAACTCCGTTTGTTCCATCGGTCACAGAGCCAGTAACAGTCGCTTGCAGGGTGTCAGAACCAACTGCACGAACCTTCAGACGAGGCGTAGCGCCTGTTAAGCCAACAGGGTCGCCAGTGATGTCATCAGTGATTGTGCAAACCAGCGCAGGGCGGGTATCGTTCTGAACGAGTTTGATTTTTTCAGCCATGATTAGTCCTTCGGCGCGACGCCAGTTGTGCCGCTGAGTTCAACGCCCAACAGGTTTTGGTAGAGCTGGTAGAAGCTGGCAGCCAGTGAAGCGTTCTGGGTGTTCTCTGAGTCCTTGCTATACGCGCGGTACAGGATGTAGTTCACCAACGCGTTGACGTAGATGTCCGCCACACTGATGTTGCCACTCACAGAAGAGTACAGCGCCCCTGCGGATGGCTCAGTGATGTCGGTAGGGTACGCCGAGTAAATCAGCTCCGCAGACGCGTTCTCTGCAGCTGCTGGAGGGTACACATAGAAGATACGAGGCTCGCGTGGGTCGAACGTGTAGTGCTTGATCTCAGTCACGCCAGTCAGGTTGTACCAGTTGGGCACCTGCGCGTCGAGAACCACACGGCTCACGAGACGAATGGCGCGTTTGTTGCCGTTCGTGTTGCGGATGACTTCAAGCAGTTTTGCGCCAGTAGAAGGTAATGACTGGCGAGCACCAGCGGCCAGCGCCATGGTGGCTGTTGTCGAGGTTGCATCAGGGCGCACGAGCGCGATGTCGCGCTGGCCATCATTGAGGTAGCGCACAAGTTCAGCCGTGGGCCAGCGAATGGCGTTCGGGTCGAGCAGCGTGATGACCACGCGCTGGAGTACGTTTTGGGCGGAAAATGCCATGGGCTACCTCAAGTAAAAGAGCGTGGGCGAACACGCATTGAGCCACGGACGAGGCCGTAGTTGCCTTCGATGCGCGAGCTGTTTGTCTGCTTCGCAGCGGACATCAGCAACTCTTCGGCGCGGCCCGGGTTCGTGAATTGTTGGTCTGGAATCTGCATCGCACGTGCGATTGCGCCAGACACGATTGGGTCAATCCAGATGTTGTAGAGGTCATCGTCGAGCTGTGTGGCGTTTCGCGCGGGACGCAGCGTAACCGACACAACGACGGGGTACACCTTGTCTGGTGGAGGTGACAGACGAAGTGTGAATGTGTTGTCCGTGCGGTCAGTGTAGAAGCCGCGCGGGATTGCTGTAGCTGTTGGCAGGTCGTTGCGGATGGCCTCGAACAAGCCGGGGCGTAGCTCGCGCCCGTTGAGCGTTACGCCCATGACACGATTGATGTCGTGTTGGTTAGTAGGGGGGTCAAGGTCGTATTCAACCTTGCCCACCACGGTATTAAACATGTCGAGGTTCTGACGCAAAGTCAGAGAAGCCTCAGCAAACTCGATAGCGGAGTTCACCAGCACTTGGTCAACCATGGGCTCGGGACACCCGGGCAGATATGGCAGGATTCGTGGGTAGAACGCGCTAAGGGGTTTCATATTTTTGCCTTATTCAGCAGCAGGAGCTTGCTCAGTTTCAGCTGCGGGTGTGTCCACAACTGGTGCTGTTTCGGATTCTACAGCAGGAGCTGCCTTTTTGCGAGCAGGCTTGCCTGCGGCGGCAGCTGCGGCTTCGTCAACTACCAAGTTCGAGTGCAGATTGGCCAGCTCTTGACCTTTTTCAGTCAGCTCCCACTCTTCACCGACCAAGCGGCCGAGAATAACGATTTCGCCGTCGATGGTGGCACGGGCTTTGTTCGCCAAGACTTCACCGCCGAGGCGGGACAACAACTCAAGAATATCCATTTGGTTCTCCAGAAATTAAAAAGGGCCCCGAAGGGCCCTTTTACTTTACCACCGATTAGCTAGCGGAGCCAACTTGGGCAACCACCAACGCTTGTGGCTTGACAACCTTGCGGCCGTACACAGCCAGACCACGAACGATGTCGCCGAAGTCTGTTTGGTTACGCAATGGCTCGGTCTTGTTCACGGTCATCGCGAACGATGTAGCGTGCTTAGTACCAGCGATCATCACGCGACGTGCTTTAGCGTCGGTCACAGAGCCACCAGTAGAGGTAGCAGACAAACCAGCCACCAAAGCCTTGCCAGCGGCACCGCGAGGCAACAAGTTAGACACGTAGACGCTGAAGCGGTCCAACATGCCGATCTTGCCAGTGCGGATGGTGCTAGCTTGGTCGCCGGTGAAGTAGGCTTGAGCAATGCTAGATTGCATCAACAACTGGCGGTCGTATGGGCTGATGATGAGGAAGCGGCCGTCTTCTGGCACGTTTTGCTCATCCAACACAGTAGACATGCGCAAGATAGCCTTGAGCACGTTCTCTGGAGTTGCTTGGTCGATTGGAGCAGTATCAGTGCCCAAGTTGTAAGCAGCAGAGATTTTGCCAGCTGTAGCGCCTTCGTTGGCAGCGTCAGGGCCTTCGGTAACGAAGCTGTTGAAGAACACTTCGTTTTCGATGGCGATCTTCAGTTGCTTGGCAGCGTCTTCGGTGAACATGTTCATCAAAGCGATGTCAGACTGATATGCCAACACGTCGTTCACTTGCACGCCGAAGTATTTGCCCTTGTTCACTTGCATATCTTGGAAGATAGGAGTGGGGACTTCGTACGACAAGCTCTGGCCGACTGTGTAGTCAGAGATGCTGATGGAAGGAGCCAAGCGGATGCGAACGGTGTCGCCTTGGTTCTTCAACTCGCCTTCGTAGTCAGTGTTAGTGACTTCAGACAAGATTGTGTTTTGGTAGAACTTAGCCAAGAGCTTGCCCGACCACAAGGTAGGGATGAAAGCACCAGAGTAAGAAGGGGTGGTGTCAAATGCACCAGAGCCAGTCACGGGATAAACAGCAGCCATTTGGGCCTCCTAAGATAAAAAACAGGTTGGGTTTCGACCTGCCTTCAGAGAATTACGCTTTGACGCGACCTTCTTTGTAGGCTGAGTCAATTTCAGCTTCAAGTTTGCGTGCCTCGTCATTCTGGCCTTTGGCGCTCAACTCAATCGAACGGCGGAACATCTTCTGGATGTCCGAGTCTGTGTAGACCTTGCCTTGTTGCGATACAGGTGCAGCGCTGTTAGCAGAACGATTCGGCTGGACTTGACGTGCGATTTCTTCGGCTTTGCTTGGTGCTGGCTCTGCGGGAGTTGCTGGGGCCAATGTGGCCTTGAACAAACTCACGTAGTGTGCGATACCTTCAGCGTCGCCACGGTTGAACGCGCCTTGCGCAACAGTCATTCGTGGGCCACGGAGCAACGGGTCAACTTCGTTCAACCAAGCAATCCACTTAGGGTCTGCATTGACTGCTTCAAAATCCGGCACCAAACGGTGCAGGCGCTGCTCAAACGAGGCTTCAGACACTTGAGTGCCGGTAGCGGTAAGCTGCTCACGCAACTTCTCGTTCTCGGCCTTCATGGCGTCTAACTCACCACGAAATTCTGCTGCCACTTCGCGGGCAACCTTGCGTTGGACTTCAATGAGGTCCGAGCCAAATGCTTCAACGTCGGCATCCGTCACCAACTTCTCTTTCGTGGCTTGCTTGACAGGTTCAGCGGGCTTGGCTTCAGCGGCTTTGCGGAGTGAATCCACTTGGCCTTTGAGCTCACGCAAATCTGCGTGTAAGCGCGGCACTTCAGCGTCGTACATGCCCTTGAGCGTTTTGTACTTCTGCTGCCATGTCTCTTCAGCTACGACAGGTTCTGTCGATTCTGGCTTGTTCTCAACAGGTTTCGGCTCTGCTGGGTCAGGAGTTGGTTCAGGTGTGGGCTCTGCGGGAGCTGGGTCGGCAGGAGGCGCAGGGTCTGCGGGCTTCTGGCTATCAGCGATCTGCTGCTCAATCTTTTCCAGTTCCTTCAACTGGGCTTCTACTTGTTTTGGCAATGCCATTTTTGGTTTCCTTTAAGCTCCAACTCCGTTTCAGCTCCTACTTCGGTCTGCCTACGCGTAATGGTTTGCTACGGACAATAAACCGGCTAGTTTCCTAGCCGGGCGAGAACCTCTTGCGATTTCTCAACCG